CAGTTTGAACTAGCAGCAGGGGAAGATCAGGATAGCTCGTCTGCTAGATTTGTACCTTATAACACATTTTATGGAGGGTAATAATGCCAATTAAAATTGTACCAAAAGATAAGAAAAAAAAGAAAGATCCAAAAGGTGGCGGGCCATTAATGACACCCGGTCAGAAAAAAATGCTAGATAAGCAAACCGGCAGAGGGAAACCTATGGAAGCTAAGTCTGGTGGAGCAATGAAAAAGAAAAAACAAAAAATGTTTTCAATGGAGGGCAGTAAAGGTCAGGGTCAATCTGTTAAACCATTTGGCTTAACAAGAGTTAGAGATCCGCAAAATCCTTTAGGAACAGGTCTTATGGTAACGCCAACTGACCCTGTTGTCAGAAAAAGCCCTGATAGCTTAACAAATAGAAAAAAGAAACTAGAAGCTAAAAAGAAAAAGGATGTAATGAAAAAAGCTGGTGGCGGTAAAGCTGATGCAACAAAAGTAAAAGATCCTTTTGATATTGGCCCTCTTAAAGATAATAGAGGGAAAACTAGAAAAGATAAGTATTATATGACAGCTGTGGGCAGCCCTCAAAAGAAAAAACCAACACGCAAAGCTGGTGGTGGCTCTTTGAAACCCGTACCAGAGGGTAATAAGGGTAAGGGTTTAAGCAAATTACCTACACCAGTTCGTAACAAGATGGGCTTTATGAAAAAAGGAGGTAAGTTAACTTCCAATAAATCTAAAATAAAAAAAGTTACTACTGGATTAAAAAAAGCAGTTAAAGCTCATACAGGTCAAGCAAAAATGTTGTCATCTATAAAATTAAAAAAAGG